TCTTCTTTGAGAGGTAAACGATCGTACTAGCAGCGTACTTAAGACCACTACCACCGCCCATCTCTTTGGTTGGTACGTAAGCACCGACAACATCGTAGGTGTGATTTGTAACAAGTAGTGGGACATTCGCTTTTCCTAATTTTAGTGTAAGAATTCTGAATATTGCTTTAACAACTTGTGCTCTAGTCATGTCACGAGTGTCTTTACCCTCGGCACTGTCTGCTAGTTCTTTAGACGTTGAAAGCATTCCCAATGAGTCTAACACAAACATCATTGGTTTGCGATCTTTTGTGTCTAATGCAAGATATTTATCTAGTATCTGTATCGCTTGAGTTCTGAATTCTTGAACCGTAGTGACAGGAACTAAGATCATACGTGAACCATCAATGTTACGTTCATCTATCATCTCTTTAGTGATAGCAGCTTCAGATTCAAAGTACACAACACCTGCGTCTGGGTTCTCAGCAAGATAGTTCTGTACAATACCTAGACAAAAGAAAGTTTTACCTGTACCACTCTCTCCTGCTAGTGCAGTAATTTTATTACTAGGTACACCACCGTAGACTGAACCGCTACAGAGTGCGTTAAAGATATATGATCCTGTATCAACGAATGAGTTTATGTCACCGACTCCACCTTCGTTCATAAGACCAGCATATTCATTGTCAATTTCTTTGACAATGTTTTTTAAAAATGAAGTCATGAAAATAAGAATTCTAAATTAGATACTTTCTCTGTCTCCCATCCTATCACATTTGTGATGATTCGTAAAGGGTCGAGAAATGCTTTTTTAAATTGGGCATCACGATCTATCTGCCCTTCCACTCCCAGTTCACGAGGGAATGTATTAAGGAAAGATATTACGTTTTCATTACTGATTTTGTTTGGTCGTCTAAGATAGATATACTTTATTTTTTCACCCTCTTGAACTAACGGATACTTGTACTGGAGTTTGTTCTTTGCGATATAAAAATTATAAAGCAAAGTTCCACGAACATGTAGAGGGGTGCCCTTTGTATACACGGTTCCTGACGCTTTAAATTTGCGTAGTCCATTGACTGATCTAGGAAATGCTATGTCTTCAGGCGGTAACAAATTAAATTCATCCTTGAATCTATCTATAAAGGTTATCAAGTCTTTTTCTGTGCCATCCATCATAATATTAATGGCATCTTTAATAGCTTTTCTGCATGGTGCAGGTGTCGAAGATTTAACTGCTTCGATCCCCATCATTTTAAGTTTTGGTTTGTTGTATCTTACACCTTCTGAGTCCCAAACATTGAGCATATATCTTTTCTTTGCTGTCCAAATACCACTCGATGCAATGTTCTCACGTTTCATGATCATCTTCTGGTCATAGGCACTGACATACTCGGCCAGTTCTTCGTAAGAACTTTGAATATAAGGCTCAAGTTCCATCTCACTGATCTTATTAAGGAACCCAACAACGCTCTTATCAGTTTTCTCTCTCCCCTTGTATACAGTCTCGACCAGAGGACCCATATTGAGGTAGATACTATCAGTATCACTAGCAATGACATAATCTTCTCCTTTAGTTTTTAATACCTTATTAAGGTATGTGTTCATTTTGTTTTCAATCCACCTAATGCTGAACTGACCACCATAGGTAATTGCTTCAGCATTACGTAAATTATAATATCTAAAGTATTGATTACCAATAGCACCATAGGCACTGTTCAATTGAATCTTACGTGCCATTTGGATGTTATTAAATTTACTGATATCCTTCTCTAATTTGGCAGATGGATTTCTTTCATACTGATCCTTTGCCTTAAGCATTTTTTTCTTATACAACGTGCGTTCATTGTATATTTTCTGCATGATCTCAGGTAAAAACCCATGTATATCCTTACGATATTGTGCACCATTAGGTGCTACACAATAATCACCATTTATTTTAACTGCTTTCGCGAGGAGTTTATCAACGGTAGCAGTCGGATGTCTTCGTTCAACGAGGGTTTCTGGGGAAATATTATATTGCATAATAAGATGAGGATAAAGACTATTGAGGTCAAAATTGACCACCCAATTATAGCGTCCTGGTATTGGTTCTTTGACATATGCACCTTCGTACTTTTCGTTCTTGTCTGATCGTTTTGATGGGGGGACAACTACACCTTTATCCTTGAGAAAATTATAGATGATAGTGTCCCACATTCTCACCTGATAATATACATCTCTTATGTTTACCTTAGCATCATATGCTAGAGCAATGGCAAGTTCTATCAACTTCATCTTATCCTCTAGACGAGACACAAGTTCCACGTCAACGATGTTGTAGTCAATAAATTTCTGCCAATCTTTTGTATAGAAATCTTTGAAGTTCTCGAACTCACTGTGATCTAATTTTTGTTGACCGAGTTCAACATTAGCAATATGATCTAAACGATATGATGCCTGATTAGTATAAGTAAATTTCTTGTATAGATCAAGGTAATCTACGACATTGATTCCATACATGTTGTACAATATTTGTTCACGACCTTTTATCTCCATCTCTTCTCTATGCACGATACCCCATGGAGACATCTGCTTCATTTCTTTCTCACCAAATAGACGTTCTAATCTACCACAAATATAAGGTACGTCATAAAGTTCTACATTCCACCCAGTGAGAATATCTGGGAAATTAGTAATCCAATAGTCAAGAAAACAACGGAGAAGATGTTCTTCACCGTCGCACAGTATATACTCAACGTCATCTCGATTGTTTGTATACGGTTTGGTACCCCATACTTTGATCTTACGGCTGATATAGTCTTGGACTGTAATGCTAAGAAGAGGTTCCGAGCATTCCTGCACGTTAGGAAACCCATTTTCACATGCCACCTCAATATCAAGAGATGTAATTTTAAGACTTTTAACTTCGTAATCAACTTCTTTCGGAAACTCTTTCGATATGAATTGATAGAGATACCTGTCATAACCATGAACCTCGAAATTTTCTATATGTTTATATTTCTCAGCAAAAGCTCTTGCTTCTTTGACAGAATCAAACCTTATTGGTTTTGCATACCTGCCATCAAGAGTTTTGTGTTTAGTTTTTCTATCAGTAACGACAAAAAGAGTTGGAGAAAACTTAAACTTACGTTGAATACGTTGTCCATTCTCGTATCCAAGGTAAAGTAAGTTATCCCCAACTAATTGAACGTTGGTGTAAAAACTCATTTAGTCACTGTCTCATACTTTTTCCTGATTGAATCATCAGGTTCAACTATTGTAGCAATAGTCTCTGAATAAAGCAAGATGTCCGTATCATTTGTGTAACGTGGCCACGGTTCCAACGTTCCATCATCGTTAATCATGTATGGATCTTGCATATGACAACTAGGTTCTTCTTCTAGTTGTTCTGCCTTGGTAACTATATGTGTACCACTCTTAAGAATTATCAGTGCTGTCTGCATTATCCTCCTCCAATAATTTTTCTGCGTCAGCGAAGAGTTGTTCCATATCTAGTTCATCACTCTCTCCACCAGATACCATATTTTCATGTCGTTTGAAATTCTTTTCATAATTTTCTTCTTTGATCGCAAGTAGATATTGTTCCGTAATAGAATCTAAAGGATCGTATGCAGTTAGTACATGATGACCTGGTAAAAAGAAATCTCTTTCTTTACTTAAAGGTGCCCATGGAAACCAAGATACTTGGTAACCTTTTGTTTGATTAATTACAATACCATCCTCATCATTAGATACAATATCTAATCTAAATGGTTTGTGCATATGAAAACCTATTGGATCCTTACTATTAGGATCTAAGATTTCTTTTACCTCTGTAATTACTTCTTCACCAGATTTTAATAATAAAAGTTTTACACTCATTTTACAGTACCACCTAACTTCTGTACATTAGTAATGTATGTATCACGAAGACTAGGTACTGGTTCTAATATAGTAACAACCATATTATGATTGATAGGAATTTTAGTTTCTGGTGTTAGAGGACACCATGGAGAATAATTAACTCTCACTTCTGGATCTTCTACTATACCTGTTCCATCAAGTTTAGGTTGAGAGTACTCTACCTTGTATGGAAAGTTCATAATATATGCCTGTCTCTGTCCTGATTCTTTGTCAACTGCTTCTTGTAGATCTGCAATAACATTGTCACCATTGAACAAAACAACAATTTTAATTCTTTCTGATTTAACTAGACCTTGAGCAGGTTCTGGAGGAGTTACGTTTACTGGTTCTTTCTTCTTTGCCATAGCTATAGCTGTAATATAAACATTATAAAGGAGGGATCAACATTTGTCAAT